TTTTGCGCCTTGGGAAACTGGGGTGTTCTTCTTCTGGCGGCGCTGCTTAGGCATCTGCATCTAAGGCCCTACCAAGGGCGAGCCGGGTTGATCTCCGGCTGAGGTATTCAGCTAACCCGCTTGAGCAGTGCTTAGGCGGGTTTTTCTATGGAGATCGATATGACAAATCCAGGTGGCGGCGGAACAGGCTGTATTGGCGATAGTGGATCATCATTTGTCGAGGCAAATGGTGGGTGAGGTGGTTAAGTTCACCGCACCTCAAAATCAACGTCCTGTCTATACCGGCCCATGCCTATTCGTGCCTTACATAAAATTCCTAGAGCGCCGTGCTCCCCAACTTGAGGCGGAAGCGCGTAAGAATTTGGAGGCGGGCAAGGTGATATTTGACCAATTCCTCCAACAATACGGGCTTGTCGAAAAGCCAAAAAGGCCCGTGTCATGAGTATGGTTGACCCGCACACGCAGGACCAAGTTACCAAGACGGTTGTAGATATCGCATCAGTTGGAATTGTGGGGGGGAGTCTATTGGGATGGTTGCCAGCCACCGCTGCTGTTTTAACAATAATCTGGACAAGCATTCGAATTTACGAAACGCAGACCGTCCAAGGTTGGTTGAATAAACAGCAGACGCCCGGTGAAGGGACGGAGAAGTAATGTGTGAGCGTTGTCTTGAGCTCGAAGAAGAGATCATCCAGTTGAAAGAGGCGCTTGGGTTTGCACACGACAAGGAAGTCCCAAAGTTTGGCTTGACTACGACACAATGGCGCATCTTCCGTATTTTGCAGGATCACCCAAACGGAGTGCATAAGGCACGCCTTCACCCATTGACGGTTGCTAATCCAAAAACCGACAGCGTTGACAGAGACGCAAGCTTAAAAGTGATTGTCTGCCATATGAGAAAACAACTGGTTCACTACGGCTATGAGATTCAGCCCATTCGAGGCTTTGGCTATGTGCTGGTGGACAGAAATAAAGAGGCTGCTTGATGGCTAGAGGTGTTCGTCTTAATCCAAAGCATGATGAGCGAACCCGCGCCAAAATCCAGACGAGTCAGATCATTAACCGTTTGGAAGCGTTCATAAAAAGTGAATGTGAGATGACAGCCCCCCAAGTTACAGCGGCTCTGGGTCTATTGAAGAAGTCATTGCCTGATTTGGCGGCGGTACAGCATACAGGAAGTGATGACGGCCCCATTGAAATGAAAATCACATGGACTGGCACCAAGAGTGCAGACAGTTGAAATCGCCATTCCCTACACACCTAGGGAAGAGTTTTTAGCGCTACACAATAGATCTGAACGATGGGCTGCGGTTGTTGCACATAGACGCGCTGGCAAGACGGTGGCTTGTATCAACGAGCTGATAAAAGGCGCTTTGACGTGCCACCTGCCTAATCCGCGCTTTGCTTATGTTGCTCCGACCTTCGGACAAGCTAAGGATGTGGTCTGGGAATATCTGAAAGAGTTCGCAGGCGTTATCCCTGGGGTGACGTTTCATGAGACGGAATTGAGGGCTGATTTCCCTAACGGGGCGAGGGTAAGGCTTTACAGCTCAGATAAATATGACCGGATGCGCGGCGTCTACTTCGACGGCATTGTGTTGGATGAGTATGCCGACATGGACCCAAGGGCATGGACCGAGGTTATCCGTCCGGCGCTTTCAGACCGCAAGGGCTGGGGTGTTTTTATTGGCACCCCAAAGGGTCGCAATGGCTTTTGGCAGATATACGACCAAGCGACAAAGCAGGATAACTGGTTGGCGCTGGTTCTGAAAGCCAGTGAGACAGGGCTGGTTGATCAGGCAGAGCTTGAGGATGCCAAGCGCTCCATGAGCGCAGATCAATACGCACAGGAATATGAGTGCTCATTCCAAGCTGCGGTTGTTGGGGCGTATTACGCACAGCAGATGAACCGCCTAGAGGATGATAAACGACTGGGCCGGGTGCCTTGGGACAGCGCGGCGGAAGTTATCACGGCGTGGGATCTGGGTGTCGGAGACAGTACGGCAATCTGGTTCATGCAGGCAGTGGGGCAAGAGCGCCGCATCATTGATTATTACGAGGGGTCGGGCGTCGGTCTGGATCACTACGTTAAGGTGGTTCGCGAAAAGCCCTACACATACGAACAGCACATTCTGCCTCACGATGTTGAGGTGAAGGAAATGTCCACGGGCAAGAGCCGCAAAGAGTTCCTTGAGGGCTTGGGCCTTGAGGTGACGGTGGCCCCGAAGCTGTCTATCGAGGACGGCATAAACTCGGTGCGCAATATGTTGGAAGCGTGCTGGTTTGACGCTGAGAAGTGCGAGCGCGGTATTGAAGCGCTCCGGCATTACCGGGCGGAATATGACGACAAGCGGGAAGTGTTGAGGCTAAGGCCGGTTCACGACTGGTCGAGCCACGGCGCGGATGCGTTTAGATATTTGGCTGTTGGCTACAAAAGTAACAAGGCTGATTGGTCTGGTTGGTCTCAACCGAACGTGAAATGGGTGGTTTGATGGCTGACAAAATTAGCGACCTGGATCTGCAAGGCATTGTTGAGGCGGAAGTACGCAACTCACTGTCATTTGTTGGCTCTGACCTCTCTCAACAGCGTGCCGAGAACCTTGAGTATTATCTTGGTGAGCCTTTTGGAAATGAGCAGGACGGGCGTTCTACTGTTGTTTCAACGGACGTGGCGGACACAATCGAGTGGATATTGCCGCAGCTTATCCGCATCTTTGCCAGTGGTGATGAGACGGTTTCCTTCGAGCCTACAGGGCCGGAGGATGTGGAGATAGCAGCGCAGGCAACGGATTATGTAAACCTGATCTGGGACAAGGATAATGAGGGCTTCCTCAACTACTACACATGGTTCAAGGATGCCCTGCTAAGCAAGAATGGCGTTATCAAGGTCTATTGGGATGAACGGGAAAAGGTAAAGAAAGAGCGTTACGAGGAACTATCCGACGAACAATTTGCTGAGCTTGTTGCACCTGATGATGTTGAGGTGCTTGAGCACACAGAACGTGAAATGGAGGTGATCGACCCGCTTGCTGGTGTGCCGCTGATGGTATCGGTTCATGACGTTGTGCTAAATCGTTCGTCAATGGAAGGGCGCGTTAAGGTTGACCCCGTGCCGCCAGAGGAATTTCTGATTGACCGGGATGCGCGGGATATTCAGACGGCGCGATTTGTGGCTCACCGCCGCCGCCGCACCCTGGCTGATCTGATTGAAAGCGGCTACGAGCTGAAAGACATCGAAGACCTGTCAGGGGATGAGTTAAGCGGCGGGTATGACAATGAGGAAGATATTGCCCGCGACACAGTAGAGGACGACGCGGAAGGCCAATCGCTTGGCAACAAGATGATGCGCACGCTCTGGGTGGTTGAAGCCTATCTGAAAATTGATGTTGAGGGTGAAGGCAAGGCCGAAATGCGCCAGATCACGGCGGCGGGTTCTGGCTCCAAGATATTGAAGAACGAGGCATGGGAAGGCCCGGTTCCGTTCTGCTCTCTGACACCGATCATCATGCCGCACCGCTTCTTTGGTCGCGCCATTGCTGATCTGATCAAGGACCTACAGCTAATCAAGTCCACCATTCTGCGGCAGTATCTGGACAATCTCTATATCCAGAACAATGCACGCGAACAGGTTGATGCAGACCGGCTGATTGAACCAGGCGAGGCGCTTTCAACAGTGCCGGGGCAGAAGATACGGGTAAAGAACCTAGGCGCCGGCGGTCCGGCTATTATGCCGATCCCTGTCTCTGACATTGGCTCTCAGGCGCTGACTGGTCTTGAATACATCGACAAGGTGAGGGAGCAGCGCACGGGGGTTTCTGAGCGGACACAAGGTCTACAGGCTGACACGTTGCACGACACATTTGGCGGCGAGCAGATCCTTATGACGGCGGCGCTTGCCAAGATTGAGTTGATTGCACGGGTATTTGCTGAGACGGGCGTTAGGGACGCCTTCCGGCAAATCCTGTTCCTAATCACGCAATATCAGGATCAGGAGCGGGTTGTTCGTTTGCGCTCTGACTGGGTGCCGATGGACCCAGCGAACTGGAATCCTGAAATGGATGTGACGGTCTCGGTGGGGCTTGGCACGGGTGATAAGCAGCAGCAGATGACAATGGGCATGCAACTCATGGCTATGCAGAAAGAGGCGCTGGCAAACGGCTTTGCCGAGCCGAAGCACTTGCTTGAGACGGCGGAAATCATCGTTAGTTCGATGGGCTTCAAGGGTGTGGATCGTTTCTTCTCAAGTGAAGAGGAAATCATGCAGCGCCAGCAGGGGCAGCAGCAGCAAAGCCCTGAGATGATGAAGATGCAGGCTGAATTGCAAATGGATCAAGCCAAGATGCAGGCGGACCAGCAGGGCAAGCAGGCGGAACTGATGTTGAAGCGTGAGCAGATGCAGGCTGAGTTGACCTTGAAGCGCGAACAGCTTGCGGCAGAGCTTGAATTGAAACGCGAACAATTGGCGGCTGAAATTCAGTTGAAACGTGAAACGGCGGCAATGGGGGCTATCTCCAAAGGTGGCCTGACTGGTGGCGTCCATATGGGTGGAGAGCCTGGATGAACCAGGACCCAGACGTAAAGGGCCGCGCGGCTGAGACATTGCTGCGCGATGAGCTTCTACAGGAAATATTTGAAAGTCTTGACGCTGAATATGTTCAGGCGTGGCGCAGTGCCACAAAGCTGGAGGCGCGGGAAGACGCGCACCGCTACGTCAAGGTAATTGATCGCGTTCGTTCAGACCTTCGGACGATTGCTCTCTCAGGGGAGTTGGATCGCAAGAGGAAGGCTGAACTAGAGACGGGCAAGCGCCCGATTTTATAACATTTAGGATATTTGAATTATGGATGATGTAGCCACGGCCAACCCGGAAACGGGAGCCGAGACGGGTATTGAAGCCGCTATGCTTCGCATGGAAGCAATGGAAGCCGAACCTGAACAGGAGCTTGAAGAGGGCCAACCTGAACAGGAAGAGGTAGAAGATCAGGTTGAGATTGAGGCGTCCTCGGACGATGATATTGAAGCCACGGGTGATGAGGTTGAGGTGGAAGCCGAGGAACCTGCCCCGGAAGAAGACAAGCCCGCAAAGTACCGCGTGAAGGTCAATGGAGAGGAGCGAGAAGTTTCTCTTGAGGACCTGCAAAAGGGGTACATGCTCGAAAGTGATTATCGCCAGAAAACAAGTGCGGTATCTGAGCAGGCGCGGGCAATTGAGCAGAGGCAAGCACAGCTTGAGGCTCACCTTGGTGGACTATTGCCGCAACTCGAACAGCAGTTGCAAGGGCAATTCTCCGACATCAAAACAATGGCAGACTTGCAGGTCTTAGCCAAAACTGACCCGGCTCGATATGTTGAATATCAGGCGCAGCAGCAGGTGCTTGCTTCCGCAACGCAGGCACAAGCACAGCTACGCTTGCAACGCGAGCAGAGCGAACAGGCTAATTTCCAAAACTGGTTGCAGGGCGAAGCCCGGACCTTGGCGGAATTGGTTCCTGCGGCGGCTGACCCGGAAACGGGTGCGGCCTATCGAAAGTCAGTTGGCGAATACGCTGTAAGTAAAGGATTTCCCCAGGAACGGCTCGCTCAGATGAGTGCGCTTGAGTTCAAGGTTCTTGATGGTGCGCGACAATGGGAAGCGCACCAGAAAGCACAGGGAAACACGCAGGCCATTGCCAAGAAGAAAGTCGCCAAAGCGCCCCCAGTACAAAAACCGGGTACGACGCAAGGTGGCAATCCCAAGGTTGAAGCTATCAAGTCTACACATGCACGCCTCAAGAAACACGGCGGCGTTGATAACGCGGTCGCAGCCCTAGCGGCGAGAGGACTATGATATGGCTAAGCAAACCAATGCCTTCGCATCTTACGATGCAGTAGGCAATCGAGAAGATCTGACCGATGTCATTTATGACATTTCACCAACCGAGACGCCATTTGTTACGGCTATCGGCAAAACCAAAGCAAAGGCTGTGCTGCATGAATGGCAGACTGACAGCCTAGCTGCTGCGGTCACAACCAATGCACAGCTTGAAGGTGACGTCGTTGCAGGCACTGCCTCAACAGCAACCACACGCTTGCAGAACACCTGCCAGATCAGCCGGAAAGACGTTGTTGTCACCGGCACGCAGGAAGCGGTAGACAAGGCTGGTCGTGACAGTGAAATGCGCTACCAGACAGCAAAGCGCGGCAAGGAATTGCTGCGTGACATGGAAAGCTCGCTTGCGGGCAACCAAGGCGCTGTGACGGGCGGCACAACCACTGCTCGCAAACTGCGGTCCTTGGAGTCGTGGATCACCACGAATACCAACCGCAACACAGCCGCAACTGCAACAGCCGGGGCTAACTCTACAGCTCAGACTGCGGCAGCGACTGATGCGTCTGAATTGCGTACCCTGACAGAAGCCATGCTGAAAAATGTTGTTCAGCAGTGCTTTTCGTCTGGCGGCATGACGACAGGGAAAGAGTTCCTGATGGTCGGGCCATACAATAAGACGGTGGTTTCTGGCTTCACTGGGCGTTCATCTGCTCGCCAGAACATTGGTGAACAGAAGATCCAGGCCGCTGCTAATCTCTATGCCTCCGACTTTGGAGACATTAGGATTGTGCCAAGCCTGTTCTCTCGCGAACGTACAGCAACGCTTGTCTGCCCTGAGTATGCGGCAGTTAGCTATCTGCGTCCGATCTCACGCAAGAACCTTGCGGTAACGGGTGACAGTGAGCGCAAGTTCATGCAGGCAGAGTACACGCTTGAAATGCGGAATGAGGCCGCTTTCGGCGTGGTTGCTGACTTGAACACCGCCGCTACCTAAGCGACGGCACGTTGACGAATAAGGGGGGCTTCGGCTCCCCTTTTTTATTGTGAGGTTGCATGTCACGTAAACAGTTGCTCGATATTATCGGGGACCGGACGCAATACGTTATTCACGACGAAGAACGCCCGGACGATCTCATTGTCGAGACGGTCTACAATCATGACCGCGCCCTTGAGGCAGCCAAGCTGATTTCAGAGTTGCCCCCAAGTAAAGAGTTTCGACATGCGGCGGTTATTCCCCCGGATGTCTTGGACAGGTCTATTCGTGAGCAGTGGGTTTCTACTGACTGGAAGAAGTGGGCCAACAATTCAGACAACAGGAATTTTAGAACATGGGCGGGACGCCTTTAAGGATTTGTGTTGCCGTGCCGTCGCATGGTGGCTGGCAGTCGGGCTTTGGCCGGTCTCTGGTTCGTATGGCGACGCACTTTGCGGGCGTTGAGTATGACGGAGAGAAGTCTCTGGACGTTGCCGTTGTTAAAGGCTCCATCCTGCCGGACGTGCGGCACAGATGCGTAATGGAAGCGGTTAAGCAGGACGCAACCCATATGCTGTTTCTCGACAGTGATATGAAGTTCCCCCCTGATCTATTGGCGCGGCTCTTGAACCATGACCAGCCCATTGTAGGGGTGAACTACCCCCGCAAGGACGGGGCGGGGAGAACAACCGCTTATGCTGACACGGATGACTTTGTAGGCCCCTTGCGCACAGAAGAGGGGTCAACGGGTCTTGTACAGGTAAGCCATATGGGCCTTGGAGCGTGCCTTATTGATATGCGCGTCTTCGATGCCCTGGAATTGCCTTATTTCAATTTTGAGCCGATCGAGCCTCACAAGGTGGCGTTTAAGGGGGAGGATGTTTTCTTCTTCCACAAATGCAGCGCGGCTGGAATTGAAGCTTACTGCGACCAGGACTTGAGCAAGGAAATCGCCCATGTAGGCGACTTTGACTACACGCATGTATTCGCCAACTCCTGCTATCAGGAATGGCAGAATAAATATGATGAGGCGACATGAGAAAGGTCGCCATTGTCGGGCGTTGCGACAATACACGCAATCAGGCCCCGTTTGATGATGACAGTTGGGAAGTGTGGGGGCTGGCTTGGGACAATCTGCTACGGGCGGACAGGCTTTTCGAAATCCATGACCACTGGAAAACGGGCGGGTATTTCGAGGGCGGCGGGTCTGACGCAAACGAACAATATCTACGATGGCTACAGGCGTGCCCTTGCCCGATCTACCTGCCGGAAGCTGACGCAGACGTGCCGACTTCCTTGGCTTATCCGGTTGAAGAGGTCAAGGAGCTAATCGGCGGTAATCCATATCTGGAGAGTTCGGTCGGGTACATGGTGGCTCTTGCCATTCTTGAGGGCGTGGACCGCATCGGGATTTGGGGTGTCGATCTGACGGCAGATGATGAATACGCCTATCAGCGACCAAACACGGAATATTTGATCGGCTTCGCAAGGGGCCGGGGCATCAAGGTTTATGTCCCGCAGGAGGCGGCGTTGCTTTCTTCTGCGTGGGACTCGGGAAGGTATGGGATAGGCCATGGCAATCAGCAATTACGGTGAGTTGAAAACTGCGGTTGCCAATTGGCTTGACCGTGCCGACCTCACGTCGCGCATTCCTGAGTTTATTGCAATGGCGGAAACGTCCATTCATTACGGTGTTGAAACGGGTGTGGCGTCAAGTGAGCCGCTACGCATCCGGGGCATGGAAACAAGCTCTGACATTACCATCACAACGGGGACTGGTTCCCTGCCTACTGGCTTTCTACAGGCACGCCGGGTTTACCTGGACGGCAGTCCTGTTCGCCAGCTTGAGTTCATCTCACCGCTGGAGTTCTGGAAGCGTCGGGGATCAAGCGAGGCGGGTAAGCCAGCGGGCTATACGTTCGAGGGCGACAGTCTTTTAACCTTGCCGACGACCGACACCAGCTACACGGTGAAGCTGCTCTACTACAAGGCGTTCACGGCGCTTTCTGGGGACAGTGACACAAACTGGCTGTTTACAAATGCGCCAGCCGTTTACCTGAACATGACGCTCTATGAGGCGTGGAGTTTCATAGGGGATGAGGCCAAGGCGATTGGTTTTCTGGGCCGTGCGGCGGGCGTTATCAACTCATTGAACAGTGCCGACAAGATGGACCGCTTTAGCGGCTCACCTATGCGTGCTGTTGCTGAATTTGCACCTTAAGGGGGATTTTATGGCAGAACCACTCTATAGCGGGATTTCACCAAATCTCCTCTCTCAATTCTCGCGGCAGAACACGCCTTACGGCCTGTTTGGTGCGGGGTCTTGGCGTGCGCCAGCATCGGCAAACGTGAGTGACCCAACACAGCAGGGTGGACGATATGGTGCGCAATTGCAGGCGCAGCGTCCATCTTATACGCAGGCTCAAATGGCTGACCTGCCGGGGATTGTGAACACACCAAACGTCACGCAGGAACAGGCTCTCGCCGCCTTGCAGGGCTTGACCAACTCGCCAACACCTAATCCTGTTCAGGCGAACGGCGGCATGGTGCCTTATCAGCCTTCACCTAGCGCACCCCAGGGAACGCCTCAGGGAACACCACAGGCGGGCGGCGGCATGTCCTTTGAGCAGATTATTAGCGACCTTGGCGGTGGTTCCGATGGGCAATTCCCATGGACCCCACCTCAAACACAGACGCCAGCTCCGCCACCAGAGGCGGCCAAGCCAGACCCGGCAGCAAGCCAAGCCTCGATGATGAATTATTATGATCAGATTGGCGGGCAGGGCTTTACCGGATCGGGGCGCAGTGGTTCAACGGTTGGTTTGATTGATGGCTACAGCGTTCGCACACCGGGCGGCAATGGGGGTGGTTATACCCTGACAGGCAATGGTCAGGATCAACGCTTTGACACGCGCTCCAGCCTTGCGCAGTGGCTTGCAGATCAGAACAAACCTGCCCTCGGAAGTGGTCCGGCCCCGGAAATTCAGAAGGGGCTGGCGGGAATTGATTTCAGTCAACTGGGCCTTAATCTCTGATGGAAGTGCCTATCGGGGACTATCTGCCTGACCAGATAACGCGCAATAACAACGCGACGACCAACGTCAAAAACG